ACAAGCTCCTGCGGGACATGATAACCGCCGCCGTGGACGAACGTATAAACAGTGTCGAGGCGCTGGAGGAGCGCATGGTGAAGATGCACGGCGAGTATGTACCACCCATTCAGGCGGCGAAGCTGCTGAACGTGAATCCTAAGACGGTTTACGCCATGCTCAAGGATGGGCGGCTCCAGGGCACGCACGAGGGATCACCGCTGGTTCTGGTGCGGAGCATGGCAGCAATGGTAGAGGACGAGAAAAGCCTTGAACTGCAAGCCAGGCGGAAGCACAAATACGATAACTGCGCCGGGTACTATGTGAGGTGAGCCGTGGTAAGCAGGGAAAAGTTTGTCGCCGATATAACGGCACGGCAGGAGAAAAGGAAGCGGGAAGAACGCCGGAAGCAGGAAAGAACGCGGTTTGATGTGAACGGGTATTTTCACGAAAGCGTGACGCGGACAATAAGGAAAAAACTTAACGGGAAGTAAGGAGGCAAATATGTGGGGAGCATTTTTTAGTTGGGGGATACCGATGTTTTTCATCGGGTGCATGGCGGGATACGCCTTCGCACCCCGCAAAAGGAGATAGATATGGAAGCGTGCATAACCGGACAAACTCTGTGCTGGCGTTGCCGGAGGGCGACCAACGCGCCGGGCATGGGCTGTAGCTGGTCTCGCCGCGCCGATCCCGAACCCGTTGAGGGCTGGGAGGCAAGGGAAACAACACTGAAGAGCAGCGACTATTACCACGGCAAAAACTACACGACATTTATACAGTCCTACGTCATCCGCGCCTGCCCGCTGTTTTTGCCGGACGGGAAAAGCGAGCCGCCGCGTATACACAAGAAGTGGATCATCGAAGTGGACGGCGAGTGGCTGACAACGCATGAGACGAGGGAACGGCTAGGCATCGACAGGCACGAAATATACAAACTGATCGAGCGCGGCAAGCTCAACGCCAGGCAAGTGGAGTGAATGAGCTAAAAACATATCAAAAGAACTGATTATCCCAAGGAGGAAAGCGAAATGACAAAAGATGAAATAATCGTCATGCTTGCGGAACAGCTTGCCGAAGTGCGGCATGACCGCGACCTGTGGAAAGCTCTTTATCGGAACGAGATAGACAAGAGGCTGGAAAAGGAAGGTGAGTAATGGAGCAGTACCTTTTAGCTAAAGCCTACAAACCGTTTGAGGACACCTACTATGACCGATATGACCCTAATCTTTTAAAACAGGAGGCGAGATAATGTCACTTTACGACATAGCGAAGAATCTCAATGACTTTATGGACGCGGTTGACCGCGGAGAGATACCCGAAGAAGCCGTGTATGACACCCTCGAAAGCCTTGATATGCAGCTCGATGACAAAATTGACAACGTGGCCTGCATGATAAAGAACCTTGCCGCAGAGGCAAAGAGCATCAAGGAGGAAGCCGACAATCTCACCGCCAGAGCCAAGGCTAAGGCCAATAAGGCCGAGTGGCTTAAAGGATACCTTGCAACGCAGATGCAGCTATCCAATAAGGAAAAGTTTGAAAGCAAGCGGAACAAACTGACATTCAGAAAGTCAGAAAGCGTCGAGGTAAACGAGGAAGCCTTTATAAAGTGGGCGGCGCAGGGGCATGACGAGCTTCTGACCTATAAGCCCCCCGTGCCTAACAAAACGGCGATAAAAGAGCTTCTGAAATCCGGCGGGACGGCAGAGGGCGCGGAAATCGTTGTAAAGCAGAATTTGCAGATAAAGTGAGGGGAGCATGTTTAACGAAAAGACTGTAGAACATACAAAAGATGGAGATAAGCCGGTATGGCAATCCCCCAAGTATATTGCCGCAAAGGAAAAGGCCATAGAGGCCATCAATAGCGGTAAATATGGCCTTACGGAGGCTGATTTCTGGATACTGATGAATCTCACCGCAAAGAAAGACAAGATGGCGTACAGCGGCCTAATAATCAGCCACAACGGGTGTTTAAAGATCAATGACTGTCTTGAAAGCAAGTTCACTCCTTCTTGTGTGTTTTTTGACAAGGACGGATATAAAAACTCACTGGTATACAGTTATTGCAATGATGAACAGGGTATTTACGAAGTGGGCGAGGTAAACGACAAAAACTGTAGCAACGCTTATCCATACGCCATGGCTTATAAGAGGTTGTTTGATCGCGTTGTGTTGAAACTCTCAAAGTTCGCTTACTCTGGGATAATGTCCGATAGCGAGAGCGAAGAGTTTGTTCAGCCGGAAACGGAAACCAATGCAACGTCTCCATCCCGCTCGAAATTTAAACCCAACGTTTACGACACGTTTTCCGCCGATCCTGACGTAAAGGCCATGCAGGAGGAAGTTATAGCCCTGTGCAAGGGGAGCGTGGATTTAGCCAATAAAGCGGCGAAAAAGAACTACGGTGTGGACGTGTGGAATATGACGCGGGAGCAGTTAAGCACCACGCTCGACAAGCTGAACGCAAAGGGGGCTTAAATGGAGCTGTGGGACGAAATAATGACAGAGCAAGCCCTACTTGACAGGGCGGTGCAGGAGCTAAAACCGCGAGGACGGAAAAAGGCCGAAACAGAGCGCGAGTACAGAATGGCGCTATCTAAAAGGCTTACCGTCCTCCGCGCCGAGGGGCAGCCGGTAACACACCTTTTGGACATTGCCAAGGGCGAAGAAGATATAGCCAAACTGAGAATGGAACGGGACATAGCTGAGAGCCTATATGATTCGGCGGTGGAAGCGATAAACGCGCAGAAGCTAAAGATAAGGATACTCGAAGGGCAGCTATCCAGAGAATGGGGGAACACAAAATGAAAAGCAAACGAACCAAGGCGTGTGAGATACCCCCGAAGGTCAAAGCGCGGGTATGGGAGAGAGATCATCAGTTATGCGTCCTCTGTGGGCGCACAGGAAGCCCTGTGGCGCATTTTATCCCGCGAAGCCATAACGGTAAGGGGATAGAACAAAACATCGTTACACTGTGTCCTGAGTGCCATAGGGACTATGATAATTCGGAAAGGAGGCCGGAGCTTAGAAAAAAGCTGAGAGCGTATCTCATGGCAAAGTATCCCGATTGGAACGAAGAAAAACTAACGTATAGGAAGTGGAAAAATGAATAAAGCAATTTTGACCGGAAACCTGACGAAAGACCCAGAACTAAGGACGACCACAAGCGGAACAAGCGTATGCACCTTTACGGTAGCGGTGCAGCGCAGATACAAGGGCACTGACGGTAAACCCCCTGTTGACTATCTCAATATAGTAGTGTGGCGGCAGTTGGGCGAGTTGTGCGGGAAGTACCTTTCAAAGGGCCGTAAAGTCCTCATAGAAGGTGAGATACAGAACAGGAGCTATGAGGATAAGGACGGAAACAAGCGGTACATAACCGAAATCACAGCGGAAAACGTTGAGTTTCTCACGCCGCGAGAAAAAACGGACACTCCGGCAGGGTTTACCGAAATAGACGACGAGCCTTTACCCTTTTAGTCATGGAGTACGTAACAGAAAGCCGCCTTGCCACGATAGGCGAGGGCGATGGCTGGTCGATAGAACTCTACCTTATGGCATACCCGGACACCTACAAGCCCTTTTATGTGTTAGGGCTATGGGACAAACGGGAGAATCGGATTAAAAAATCAATTTCTTTCGCGCCGGATGACATGAGAAGGTTAAGGGACGTACTGAACGAATACATACGAGGTTAATGATGCAATACATCAGTCAGATAAACGCCTATTGGAATTGGGTAAAACTAAACGCCCTACCTTCCAGAGCCGGATATTTGTACTTTGCAATTTTAGATTGTGCAAATACGGCAGGCTGGAAGCGGGAGTTTAACGCGCCTAATTCAACGCTGCAAGCGATGGCGGGACTTGATAAGAACGGTTTAACGAGGTATCGCAATATACTGATACAGCAGGGCTTGATTAAATACAAAGCAGGAGACAGGGGGGCTACCGGGAAGTATGAAATCGTCCAGCTATATGACAATGGTATTGATTTAGGTATCAAAAAAAGGAATCAAATTGATACCCAAGTTGATACCCAAACCGAACCCAAGTTGATACCCAAACCGAACCCAAATAGGGTACATACAATAGATAAAGATAAAGATAAAGATAAAGACAAAGATAATATATCCCCCTCTATAATCCCCCCCAAGGGGATACCACCCACACTTGAAGCCGTGAGGGAATACTGCAAGGAACGCAGGAACAGCGTTGATCCGGAGAAGTTTTATGACTTCTACGCTTCTAAAGGTTGGATGGTGGGGAAAAACAAGATGAAGGACTGGAAAGCTGCTGTCAGGACATGGGAACGCAGCAGAAGCGAGATACCCCGCGTCTCGACATGGGATAATCCGGTCTACGAGAAACTGTGCTTGCCGAAAAAGCTGTTTTAGGTTCTGCGCTTCTCAGTCGTGAGGCTTTAGAGAGAATATGCGGGGAATTGAGACCTGACGATTTTGAGAGGCCGGAACACCAAGAGATATTTTCCGCTATCTTTGCCCTTTTCAACGCAAACGAGCCGGTAGACCCCGTAACGGTAGCTGACAAGCTAGGCGGCAGGGCCGGTGGGATACAGTACATCACGGAAATAGTCACCGGCACTGTATCAGCAGCAAATGTCGATTATCACATCAAGGTGGTTCTGGAGGAATCCAGAAAGCGACACGCCATTTCGGGACTGCGGGAAGTGGTCAAGGACATGAAATCGGGAAAGGACGAGGGATATCTTGACCGTATGCAGGGCGTTATAGACGCTGTACGGGCGCGTGGAGGGCGTAAAGTAAGCAGGGTAGGGAAAGACTTTGACACGGCCCTATATGGGCTTATAAACGGCGCTGAGGGGCTTACAACGGGGTTTCAGGTTCTCGACCAGACGTTAGGCGGGTTGAAAAGAGGGCATTTAACCATCATCGGAGCCAGACCGTCAGTAGGCAAGACCTCACTTGCCATGAATATAGCCGTGAATATGGCTTTGTTCGACAGGACGGTAGCGGTGTTTTCGCTGGAAATGCCGAGGGAGGATGTGCTTCAAAGGGCAATCATCAGCTATGCGAAGTGCAGCCGTGATGAAATGTTCAGCGGCGGTCAGGAAGCGGTTGACAGGATACAGAACGCCGTAAATAAGCTGAGCGCGACAAGGTTGTATCTGTCGGATAACGCCTATACCGTGGAGGCAATAAGGTCACAATGCTACGCGATAAAGCAACAGGAACGGGAATTAGACCTCATAGCGATTGACTATTTAGGACTAATACAATCCAGCCTGAGGAACCGCACACGAGAAAACGAGGTATCCGACATAAGCCGAAAAATAAAGCTTCTGGCGAAGGAACTGAATGCCCCTGTCGTTCTTCTGTGCCAGCTCAACAGGGCGATAGAAGGCCGGAACGATGGAAGGCCGAGACTATCGGACTTGCGGGAATCGGGAGCCATAGAGCAGGACGCGGACGAGGTATTACTCCTTCACCGACCCGACCCGCAAAGCGAGGACGCGAGCATCATCGTGGCGAAGAACCGAAACGGGCGAACCGGGGAACTAAGCGTGAAATGGTACGGAAAGTATTTTCTGTACGAGGATGAAATTGTGGAATGGGAGGAACTATGACAGAAGAACTCGCAAAGTGGATAATACAAACCATATTCCAGAGCGTGATAGACAACATGAAGGATGGAAAAGCCGTTGTAAGTGTTAATGGCGTTACCGTGTTGACCTTCACCGACAACGGTAACGACTGGGATATACACTGGGATGAGTAAGGCGCAGAGAGAAAAAGGCAAAGCCGGAGAACGGGAGCTTGCCGCCCTGTTCCGTGAATACGGGTTCAATGCCCGGCGCACTTCCCAATACTGCGGACAAACGGGGGACGCATCGGACGTGATAGGTTTACCGGGGATTCACGTTGAGTGCAAACGCTGCGAGACGACAAAAATCCATGAATGGATGGCGCAGGCGAGGCGCGACGCGAAGCCGGAGCTTATACCGGCGGTGTTCCACCGAAGGAGCCGCGAAAAGTGGTTAGTAACTATGCAAGCGGAGGATTTTTTGAGGTTGTATGAAGCAAACGCTATGTTGGACGTGCCTGAGAGCGACAAATAAACCCGGTTTAGGGTGCAGTTGGAGCCGCCAAGATGGGATGCCCGTTAAAGGCTGGAACGCAAGACCGACAACGATAAACTGTCACGATAACAGCGGCTGGGATGGTGGAAGCTACCACGTCAGAGAATGCCCGTTATACCTGGCGGATGGGAAAAAGGACGAGACAGGTTGTAGGGTTTATGTACAGCAAGGCGAAGAAAAGTTGACGGTAAGGGAAATGGCTGAGAAGGCCGGAATATCAGAGTTTACGGTACGAAAAAGAATCAAGAGGGGGATTTATGAAACTGCAAGCGTATGAGTTTTACGAAATCCACGATGGAAAAGAGAATTATCAAAAGACCTTTACCACTCTCAAAGCGGCGAAGAAATACTACACCCGAATGACGATGCAGGGCGCACTTTTAAGGGCAAAGGTTGATGGTAAGCAGTTACTTATTCACAAAGCGGACGAATTATTCAGGAGCAACGATGAAGTACAGCGAAATAGTAGACCATTACGGTGCAAAGCATCAAGCCATTAAAGCCGTTGAAGAACTGAACGAGCTTGCCGTTGAACTTAGTAAATGGGTGAACGGTCAAGGCAGCAGAAAGAAAATCCTCGAAGAGTGCGCGGACGTGGAAATTATGCTGTGGCAGATGCAGACGATATTCGGGGATTGGGACGACTGGAAAGCCTATAAATTAGGCAGAGTAGAGGGGCGGATATGGAAAGAACAAGGATAAACGCAGAAGGAAAAGAATTATTTGCTTCTCTGTACGCCGTTGAAAATATCTTAAAGGTGTACGAAGAAAAGTATCACCGGCTGGTAGACCGTATCCCCAACGGCTGGCGAAATTTCCGATTGGCGCAGAGCAATATTGAAAAAATCAATACTGCGCTGATAGACACGATACCTATCGAGCAGCTTATTACCCTAAAAAAACAACTGGAACTGACCGACATACAGATAGGCATTAAAAGCCCTGCTGGACGGAGTAAAAATTATTGGGTGATGAGCTATGACGATTTAGCTGACCTTGCCGATGCCGCCACAAAAAATGAGTGCTTTTGCTGTGACGGGGCAAAAAACAACTGCCGGTTAAGGCAAATCTTGAAGGAACTGCCGATTCAGGGTGTAAGCAAGCTGATAGTGAACTGTTGGAGGGAAGAATGAGAGTAGAACTTCTGGAATATCCGGGTGAGCGTGACTGGATAGAGGTATACCGCAGGGCGTTAGTAACGGTGGGGAAAGACACGGTAAAAATCCCCTCGGACGAGTGGAAAAGGAAAATTCTTGCGGCGCGGCATTCGCCGATACGGTATTTAAGATTCTCTTTTTTGATAGAACTGCCGTATTGGGTAAGCGTCCACCTCTGCCGCCATACTCACGCTCAACCGTATGTTAAGACGCAGAGGAATGACCGACAGCATGAATACGACAGGAACGCCGCACGGCAGGATGAACCCGTGTTGATGATATGGGACATGAACGCCGAAGAGCTTTTGACGATAGCCAATAAAAGACTATGCTTCCTTGCGGCGGAAGAGACAAGAAAAGTGGTTGAGAATATGCGGCTGCTGGTGAACGAAAAATGCCCTGAATTTAAGGATTACCTTGTGCCTATGTGCGAGTACGCAGGGTGTCACGAAATGAAGCCATGCGGGAGGAAATTATGACCCGCCGAGAACAGATGATAGAGTGCGCGGAGGCAATGGAGCAGGGAATGATACACACTCAAACCACCCGCGATATGTGGCAGAATGATTTGGTCTGGTGGATATGCAAAGCTGTGAAGCTACTGCTGGAAGAAAGGATAAGGGACGATGAGCAAATATGTAAACGTTGATGTTTTTGTAGAAGCACTTTGTAAGACGCTATCGACATTGAGAAAACAAAAAGACAATACGCCCGAATCAATAGCGTTTCTCAAAGGAGCGCAAGTAGTGGCAAAAGAGTTAATGAAATTTCCCGCCGCCGTCGTGGTAGTACGATGTAAAAACTGCGTACATTATCACCCCTGCACTGCGGAGCTGACTGATGGCAGTGCGCCGGATTGGGGCTATTGCGATCAGCCGTGGTTTAATGACGGCGAAAACGACGTTGATGAGATGTTTTACTGCGCTCAGGGCGAACGGAGGGAGGATAAAACCAGTGAAATGCACCGAGATGACATGGCAGGAGACGCGCCTTAACATACTCCGAGAACAGTTTGTTAAGGCGCAAAGGCGGCTAAGATGGGCAGAACAACATAATCGCCCATGGGCAGAATTAAGTGAAAAAGGCGGTATTGTAGCCGCCCTTGAATGGGCGGTAGAAATAGCCGAAGAAGAAAATCTTAAAAAGTGAGGAGAAAACAAATGAACATAACAGAATGGGCAAAAAGAGAAATTGAAATCGCTTGCGCACTGGAACGTGGCGATAAAAACGCCGATGAGTGGGACTATGGGTGTGCTTGCTATGAGAGTGCATATAAGGCACTTCAAAGCCTCGCTGAGGATGGGCATAGTGGAATGAGCATCGGATTCACGAAGAATATTCTAAATCGCCTGATTGACGGAAAGCCGCTGACACCTATTGAGGATACGCCCGATGTGTGGGGAATGGAATCAAGTTACGATGGCAAAACCAGTTACCAATGCAAACGAATGAGCTCTTTTTTCAAAGACGTATACCCAGATGGCAAAGTAGAGTATATAGATGTAGATCGAGTTATTTGTGTAAACAAAAACGACCTTAATAATGTATGGAGAAATGGTTTCATTTCCAACCTTATCAATGAAAAATATCCCATAGCTATGCCATATTATCCACTGGCTAAACCATTCATGGCTTACTGCACCGAGTGGCTAAGCGACCCTAAGAATGGTGATTTTGACACTATTGGAGTTTGGTATGTAGTGAAACCTGACGGCGAAAAGGACATTATCGAACGCTTTTTTAAGGAAACTCCCGACAGTTTTGAAGAAATTAACAAAGAAGAATACCTTGAAAGGAGGCGGAAACATGACTAACCACGAATACCTAAAACAGCAATCCGCCGAATGGCTGGCGGCTAAACTTGTCAAAAGAATAAATTGCTCACTATGCCCGGTGGTTGACGAATGCATAGAAATGGCGAAAATACTCGGCGAATTGAAACCCAGCGAATGCCGGAAAATGCTGGAAAACTGGCTGAACGCAGAAAGGACGGAGGGCAACAATGGCCAAAAGCGATAACGATTATTATAACTACTTACTCTCATGCGGATTTGATGAACAAGAAGCTCAACAAAAAATGAAGGAAAGGGAGATTATGATTGATTTATATCAAGGCAAAAAAGAGCAAAGAGAAATTACAAGTCAAACATACCAATCGAGCCAAAAACGGTTGACCAAAGAAATTCAAGATTTTTTATGGGGCGGGAAGAGGTGCTGACAATGGCTAAAGAGTTCATAGAGCGTGGGGCGTTGATTGCCCGATATGATGCGGAACATGTTGGTTCACCGGGCAGAGCAAGGGAATTGATGGCAACTGCACCCGCCGCCGATGTAGTGGAAGTGGTGCGGTGCAAGGACTGCAAATGGTACTCAGAGTTAGCATGTGGCGAAAGAGAATTGTTGGGTAGTCAAGGTTGGTGTAATGAAGTTATGGCGCGGCCTATGCCAAGCAATGGATTTTGCAGCTTTGGAGAAAGGGAAAACAATGGCTAAAGAGTACATAGAGCGCGAAGCGGCTAAGGAACGGCTTAGAATGTGGATCACAGATTGCGTATTAGCCGGGGACAATGAGGCGGCAGACTGTTTTAGGGACTGTATAGACCTCCTCGACAGTATCCCTGCCGCCGATGTTGCTCCGGCTGTGGAACTTGAAGATTTGAGAGCCAAGTATCAAGCACTCATTGCTGAAAAAGCCAAGAACAGTGGAGACGCGGCCGAAACGTATACAACCGGGTATCGCTATGGTCACAGAAACGGGCAGATTGAATTGCTCCAACAGATTTTGGACATTTGCGATGGTGTGAGCGAGCCGGAGGAAACAAATGAGTAAATACATAGATGTTGAAGCGCTGGGTATAGGCATAGCACGGGAAGAAATATTTGCTAAGGTGCGAGCAAGCCGGAGGAGGCAAATGAGTAAAGAGCATATAGAGCACGAAGCGGCTAAGGAACGGCTTAGAATATGGCTCTCGGGTTGCGTATTAGACAGGGCGAAAATGGATAAGGAGGAAGCCGATGAACTGGATTAAAGTGAGAGACAGACTACCAGAAGAAAAGGAACCGGTGATTATCCTGCTGCAAGATGGACAGATTTTTCGCGGCGAGATACGCATGAGACAATTATTGCCGGAATGGTGGTATTACTACGATCCCGGCAGCACTGACATTGACATGCTGGGGCTTTTATATCCCATAGAAAAGTTTGGCGGACTATGGTTTAGAGGTAATCCTGTTATTGCGTGGATGCCCATGCCGGAGCCCCCCGAAGGAGGTAACTGATGAACTGGATAAGCGTGAGGGATAGATTACCTGAAGACCAAGTGGAAGTGCTGGTGGCTACCAGAAGTAAAAATGGAGTGCCAAATATCGACAAAGGGTATCTGGCAATCGACCACTTTATCCATCGTGGACGTGCCGAGGTTACTCATTGGATGCCATTGCCAGAACCACCGAAGGAGGAAAAATGAAACGAGTAATAGCAATAACAATATTGACTCTGCTAATTCTCGCCCTGAGCGGGTGCGGAAAGGCCGAAGCTGGTACTTACAGACTGCGAACGCTGGAAACGGGTGCATTGTATACGATATATGTCGATAACCTCACGGGCATACAATACCTAAAAACATACCAAGGCGGTGTGTGCGTAATGGTAGACGCAGAGGGAAGGCCGCTGATATGGGAGGGCGCAGAATGAGCTATGAATTACTGCGGCCTGATATATGGGAGTGTATACGGCGCGGGGGCGGATACTGTCCCTGCGCGATAATCAAGGATGAGGAAAGCAGATGTATCTGCAAGGAGTTCAGAGAAGGTCAGGAAACTAACTGCCATTGCGGCGTATGGAGGAAACATGACGATAGGGCAGAGGATACGAATGTACCGAGAAAAGAAGGGCAAGTCGCGGGCTGCGATGGAGCGCGAAACCGGCATAAGCGCGGCGACCATTTATCACTATGAGATGGACGGCATGGAGCCGACCGCGAGCAGAATCATATGGTTGGCAGATTATTTTAACATAACGGCAGATGAATTGTTAAGGAGGAACCAATGACGAAACGCGAACAACGGGCATACATCAGGCGGTTGCTTGTTCGTTGGGGGAAAGCTAAGAGAAACGCGAAAGAAATAGATAAAAAAATAGCCAGTATCAAAGAGAGAATGGAAGCGGTAGCGGATATTCACCCACAGGTTTTATCGGGTATGCCGCACGGCAGCGACATTACCGACCCGACCGCCCGGAGCGCTATAAAGCTCATGGCGGCAAAGGAGCGGTATAATCTGCAAATGGCCGAAATGCTGGAAAGAATAAACGATGATATGTCATTCGTAGCGTTCATGGATGCCGCATTAGATGAGTTCCCCGCGAACCAGAGAAGGGTAATTGAGCTGAAATATAACTTTTACGAACATTTCTATTCGCGGGATATGCCGTCTAATACCAGGGTAGGTGTAAAAATGGATAAATCCCCCAAGGCAATAGAACACCTTGAAGAACGTGCGATAGACAGAATGATGAAATACATAGACATACCGGAGTGAGATATGCTTGATTCAGGCTTTTACAACATGGAAAGGCGGTATAAGGAAAAACAATAGATGTATATATTGATTTTTTGTCCCTCATGAATATACTGTAATTGACGAGGGACAAAAAGAAAGGGGGAAAGAATGAAGTCCCAACCCAAAGTAGGAAGGCCGCCCGTGGAGGAGCCGTTAAACGTTAAGTTTAGTATTCGTCTTACAGAGAAAACAAATGAGCAAGTGCAAGCATATTGCAGGGAAAGAGGAATAACGCGAAATGAGTTTATACGGCAGGCCATAGAAGCAGCACTCCAAAACTAAAAAGACGAGGTTAGCGCCGATGACAAGGGACAAGATTTGTCGCTAACCTCACGTGCCACATCAGGCAGATAAATTGTATCATGTCTGCCTCCTGCGGTCAAGGAAATGGAGGTTTACTATATGGAAAAAACCCGAATAATCAGCGCATTGGAGAAAGTAACAATGGACTTAGAATTGGCAAGGGATATACAGTCGTCAGTAAATCAAGCGGTATTTGACTACACGGATAATTTCTTGGTATCGGAGTATGTCTCAAATTATTCGATAATGAGCAATGGGGCCTTTGCTATAATCTACAAAAACATAAACGTTCTAAACGCGCTAATAGGCCAAATTACAGGTGATGAAAGGAGTTACAATGAACGAACTACAGATATTCAATAACAACCAGTTTGGAGAGATGAGAACCATTACCGAAAACGGTACTACACTTTTCTGCGGTTCTGATGTAGCAAAAGCACTCGGATATGCAAGACCGAATGAAGCAATTACCGCCCATGCAAAGGGTACGGTAAAACGGCGTACCCCTACCAATGGTGGCGAACAGGAGATGCTTTTTATCACGGAAGGTGATGTATATCGCCTGATAACCCATAGCAAGCTGCCCACCGCTGAGAAGTTTGAACGCTGGGTGTTTGATGAAGTCCTGCCCTCTATCCGTAAACATGGTATGTACGCCACGCCGACCACGATAGAACAGATGATAGCCGACCCCGCCAACGCTATAAAGGTGTTTTCAGCCCTTAAACAAGAGCAGGAGCGGCGGAAGGAGCTTGAAGCGACAGTAGAACACAACGCCCCCAAAGTGCTGTTTGCGGAGGCCGTGCAAGCCTCACACGATAGCTGCTTAGTGGGACAGCTTGCAAAGATGATACGCCAGAACGGGAAGCCCATAGGGGCTAACAGAATGTTCACATGGTTGAGGGATAACGGCTGGTTATGCAAGAAGGGCGAAAACTGGAATATGCCCACCCAAAAGGCTATGGAAGCCGGATATTTTGAGATAAAGGAAACGGTTATAGCCAACCCTGACGGAAGCACCAAGATAACCCGCACCCCGAAAGTAACGGGGAAAGGGCAGATTTATTTCATCAACTGGTTTTTGAGGGGAGAAAATGAAAATAGCTGTATATGCCATAGCTAAGGACGAAGAAAAATTCGTTGACAGGTGGTATGAGACGGCAAAAGAGGCTGATTATGTCTGCGTTCTCGATACGGGGAGCGCAGACAAAACCGTTGATAAGCTGAAATCATACAACTGCATTGTAAAAACCAAAATCATACAGCCGTGGAGATTTGATGTAGCGCGAAATGAATCATTGAAAATCATACCGCAAGATGCGGACGTGTTGGTATGCCTCGATCTGGACGAAATCATACAGCCCGGCTGGGCGGAAATCATACGGAAAAACTTTCACGGGACGCGGGGAAGGTATTTATATGTTTGGAGCCATGAACCATACGGCAGGGACGGAGTATCATTCAACGCCGATAAAATTCATACAAAATCATACTACTGGAAGAATCCCGTTCACGAAGTGCTGAAATCATACGGCGAAGAATCATACTGCGATTTGCCGCTGAGGGTTGACCATTGGCCCGATGAGAAGAAAAGCCGCAGCAATTACCTGCCGCTTCTGGAACTGGCGGTTATGGAAGAGCCGGAGAACGACCGAAACATGCATTACTTAGGCCGCGAATATATGTTCCATCGGGAATACGGCAAGGCCATTGAAGCGCTGGAGAAACATCTTGCCCTTAGAAGTGCCGTGTGGCCGCCTGAGCGGGCCGCCAGTATGCGTTTCATTGCCCGGTGTAAAATCATACAGGGGAAACAATTAGAAGCTGAGGCGTGGCTACAGAGGGCTATAATCGAGGCTCCCGAATACCGCGAAGCGTGGTTTGAAATGATGAAAATCATGTATCATGCCAAAAACTGGAAATCATGCATTTGGTACGGTGAATCATGCGTAAACATACGGGAAAGGCCGCTATCATACATTTGTGAGCCTGACCCGTGGGGGCCGCTGCCGTTTGATATGCTGTCCATAGCCTATTGTAACGTAGGCCGCTATAGGGACGCTCTGGAAGCGGCAAATCATGCGTTGATGTACGGCCCTGATGAAAGAATCATGCAGAATGTGAAAATCATGCAATCATATATCGGGAAACCGTCCTAAGGTCTCCCGCACGACCCCAAGCCGGAAATCATATATCCCCACGCCGTCACATTCTCGGCGGTAGATACGGGCGGCGGCGCGAGCTTGGGCGAGGGTACTAAACTCCCGCCGCTCGTCGTGCCCCTCGCCCCTTGTCCATATAATAACCTGATAACGCATCATGCTATGCCCTCCGTGTAAATGCTCGTCCCGTTACGTCTGAAGCACTCATTCCAACAATCCGCCAGCTCTTTAGCGGCTTTTCTTGTTGCGCAGAGGTTAGCGGCCTGCATTCCGGCGATCCTCCGCGAGATGTTCATGATGTTATCATCGCTGCTGACTGTCATAGTCCCTGCCCAATACTTCCCGTTCTGCTGCGCAGAAAACGCGATATAGAAGTTTTTCATATTGTACCTCCTTAAAATCATACGGCGGGGGCGGCTTTACGCCGCCACAACCGTTATATTGCGGTAAAAATTAGTGTCGAAATAATCAACCATGCTGTTACTGTCATCGTAGTGGAATGTATCCAGCACAGCGTTAATCCGGCTCAGTTTAGCGCGAAACGCCTCAGTATAGATTTTACTGTTCTCAATCTTGTAATGGTTAATGTCGTGACTGCCGGAGATGTAATAATCATACTCGCGGGCGGCATGGCTGCGGAGCGTGCGCTGCTGCTCGTCTCCGTCTAATGCAAACCATTTTTCACGGTGTATCTGTTCGCCGTCCTCAGTATACAGCCAGTAACCTATATCGTTACAGCTATAATTATTAATGTATTCGTCACAGCTCACGAAGTCGGTCGCGGTAGCGTTGACCCTAACTCTTACGGACTGCCCGCCGGAGTAGGTCTTACAGCTCACCGTTACGCCCTTAATGCCCTGGGCCTTCAGTTCCTCCCGGACCGCCTTCGACAGCTCGGCGCCGTGCAGGTGTTTACCGGACTTGTTGCCGTCCCAGCGGGTAGCCCCTAAATAGCCCTCGGAGATCGTGCCGCCCAGCTCGTTATCATGCTCACCGATGGCCGCCAGTATATCATTCTGAGCGGCGAACCCGTACCAGCAGCCCTTCTTCGGGTTCCAGCGCATTTTCAGACCGCGCAGAGCGGTTAAAACCTCGGCGGCGGGCTTGCTTTTAAAATAAATTTCATTGCTGTTATATTGTGCGTTCTTCTCGATTCTGTAGCTTGCCATATAAAAAGCGCCTCCTTATTGTTCCATAGTGTTCTTTCCCTTTGGCTGTTTCTTCTGGGACGGGTATGGGATAAATTCCTCCTCGCCCGCAATAATGCTGTACTCAGAGCGCAGAATCGGGTGCGTTTCTCGCTTTTGCTGCTGACGGATTAGGCTAATGGCTTCCTCTTTCGTGGTTGTACTTGCTTGCATTGTCCCATCCTTAAAAACATGAAACCGTTTCATTGCTTTCTCCCTCCATTGTTCGGGGTGGTTCCCCTTTCGATGTCTCTATTATATACCGGTGCCAGTATATAGTCAACTAAAATATTGAGGGAAAGGCCTTAAAGAATTAGGTATATATACTTGCACCGTGATATGAAAAATGATAGAATCTAATCGGAGGTGAGAACATGGGAACGGCTGCAACACGCGCAAAACGGCGGTACGATGAAAAAACGTACAGCCGGATAATAATTAGGGTGAAAAAAGGCGAAGAAGAAAAAATAAAACAACGGGCGGAAAAATTAGGAAAGAGCGTTAACGCCTATATAACCGATCTAATCTATAAGGACATGGAAAAAGAGGGCTGATATAGCCCTCTTATATCATTATCCCAAACTTTGCCGCCAGCAGCTCCCGCCGCGCTTGCGGTATCGGCTTAACTCCGGCGCACCATGAGTGCACGGCGGCCTTGCTTACCTCACAAGCCTCGGCGGCCTGCTCCAACGTCAGGCCACGGGCCTTGAGCTGATCCCGCAAATACTCGCCGTCGCTGAGCACGGGGGCGCACCGGCCCTGCATATAGGCAAGCTCCCACATGCCTTGCTGGTTGAGCGGCAGCGCGTGCTCGTCCTCGGTTATATCCTCTGCGCCTTGCAGCGCGTCCCGTATGGCTCTATCGACCTCCGGGGTGAGTTTGCGGTTAATAATCATATACCGCAAGCCCTCACCCAGCCCACGGATGGGCCACATATTAGCTGTCTGCACCCGGCAGTGCGCCCCGATGATGTCGGGGAGCTGCGCCGCCATTATACCATACGCCCGACCCAGGGCCTTAACCGTGTTGTCTGTCATGTTTCGCATCCTCCTTTTTGCCGCCGGGCTTGTGACCGGCCTGCCGCATTACCGCCCTTGCGGGCGTCACTCTGCGTTATACTGCCTTATAGCCATTCTCGGATGCATGCGCCTCGGCAATTATTTTAACGTTTGCCAGCAGCGGCTCCCCATCGCTCCCGGTGCCGACCACATCACCAGTCACAAAATATATATTCGCTCCGCGCATCAGGTAGTTGATCTCCGCCCCCTGCAGTGCGCCGTAACATTTGTAGCAACCCGTTACCCCGTCATACGTGGTATCATAGGCGGATATGCCGGCCTCCATCTCGCCGGTGGCCCAGTTAGTAGACCGCCCTCCCCGCGGTAACTCGCCGAATCGTATATATATATCGCAATCATAGGGCCTAATCATGTTGGCTATGGTGGCCGCTATCTCATCATCGTGATCATGCCCAAACTCTGGCACACAACTGCCCGCCTTGCACTCCTTGATTATTTCCCCGTTCCAGCTGTAATCGCGCCACGCTAACCCGCGCCATGCCCTGATGCCGTCGGCAGCTGTGCCGTATACTATCACGTTCTCGTCCCTCGTCATCATTGTCGTGTGCTCCTTTCTTGTTATGTCTATATTATATACCTGCCAGATTAAAAAGTCAACCGAAAAGATAAACAAACTAAAATAATAAGGCAAAAACTTTTGATGCGGGGGTTTGCGGGGGTAAATACCTATTATAATATCAATATGGAGTATTAGACCGAACCCCGAAGGGGCGGAAAAAAATAAAAAAAGAAAAATTGAAAAGATTGTCAAAGTCCCCCATAAAGGGGGGATAAACTATCGCAATAAATAAATTACCGTTGCGGATTAAGGAGGTGTAACGTATGGCAAGCAGCAAAGATCAGTATAGAGGCCAGCCACGACAGAGGCCAGAGCTCACCGAGGAGCAAAAAAAGGCAATCCGGTTATGGGTATGGGGTGAGGAGCAGGAGGACGGCAGCACCCATTATATAGACACCAAATCAGAGTTAGCCCAAAAGGTAGGGGTGCACAAATCCAATATAACACGGTGGTTCAACGAGTTCCCCTTGTTTGCGGAGGAGCTGGACAGGCAAACCGCACTGCGCAACGCGCAGGATGATAAGTTCTACCAGCGCATGAGGGCACGTGCGCAACGTGTGCTGCAAAAAAACCTAAATGCCCCTTATGCACGGGATTCTACGGCCGCCGCTCTGGCTATTTTAAGCCGCTGTGGGGACGTTGACGGGGTGCGGGTAGAGGTCGCCCAGGCCGACGCTGATAGAGTGGTTAGAGGCGGTTTCGGGCGGTCTGACGGTGATGTATAGCGTTTGCATAGTCTGCATATTTCCGGCCCAAGTATTCGTTAAAGTGTAGTTTAACGAATAGTTATAAAGTAAAATGTATAAAGTGTCGTATAATACGGGGTTAGTACCTGCATACTGTGTATATATATACAAAAGTGCTGGTGAATAACCCCGTTTATGCACCGCAAAAATGTATGTATATGCTGCATAATCGGAGGGGGGGTGGCATGGGGGGTGGTTTTTGTAGGGGGAACGCGCCAAACATATAGCTCCCCGCACATTTTTTCTCCCCCACAAAATGGACATTTACACAATTTGTGCCAAGTATAACGTTGACCCTAACGATGTGGTCTACTACTTCAAGCTGCGCAACGGTGAACCGCGCCTTATCCTCAAGGACGATTTCAACGATGTGTACGCCTGCACCCTCGATGAGAAAGCGAGAGTGCAGCTCATTTTTGGCGGACGCGGCTCCGGCAAATCGAACCACATTGTAAGGGAGATAGTAGCTGATACCTACAACGGCCATAATTGGCTTGTGTGCCGTTATTACAAGGTAGACTTAAGAACCTCTTGCTTTAACGAAATAATCTCTGTAATCGACGAATGGGGGCTTACAGACGAGTTTTCCGTTGACAAATCCACCATGACCATTACCTGTTTGTATAATGGCCGTCAGATAATCTTCGGTGCGTTAGAGGAAACACGGAGATTGAAGTCATTGAAGCCAAAGAAGGGTATACTGACCGACATATTCATGGAGGAAGGTGACGAATGCCCCTCCTATGAGGCGTTTGAAGTTCTGGATAACTGTTTGAGAGGCATTGATAAGGACGCAAAGTTGAGAGGATTACCGCAGCCGAACAAGAGGATAATAATGGCGTTCAACCCGTTTCCTGAAACGCACTGGCTTTATAAGGTCTTTTTTGAACCCTTGTGGCATCACCCCGATGTGAAGTCAATAGACGAACTGAAAGCTCTGACCCTGAAAGACAAGACCGCAAGAGGTGTGGTCGAAGGTTCAGATGTTTTTATTTTGAAAACGACCTATGCCGACAACCGTTTTCTCACCGAGGAAGATATTCAGAAAAGGGAGCAATCCACCGGGCAAAGATTATGGGTAGATACGTTAGGGAATTTTGGCAGATTAGGTTCTACCGTGTTCGAGCGCGGAAAGCACTGGAATATTGCAGACCTGTCCGGCAGGGAATTCAGGAATATCCGTGTCGGCAGCGACTTCGGATATAATCACCCCTGCGCTTTCGTTAAGTGTTCGCTGGATAAGCATAACCACAAGATATATGTGTTTGATGAATTATTCGTGAACGAGGTCACTACCCGCCAATACGGGGAGCTGATCTACAATAAGGCGTTAGGCCATGTAGTGTACTGTGACGCGGCGGAGCCTGACCGTATCAAAGAGCTTAAAGAGATGGGTATCCATGCGGACAAATGCAAGAAGGGCAAAGCCAAGGGGGCGAAGTCCGCTATCACCCGAAGAATAGACTGGTTGCACGACTATGAAATAATAATCGACCAGAAATGCGTGAACCTAATAGGAGAATTTAAGGTTTATCGGTGGAAAACGGATTCCGCCGGACAGAAGTTAGACATACCGGAGGACGCGGACAACCACGGCATAGACGCGCTTTCATATGCCCTGGGATATGATATATTTGCCGGTACTAAGCTTATCGGCGGAGGTAGGATACTGTGACAGAAATGATTTTAACGCGGGAAGAAGCCCGCAGGATAAACGGGGATAACATAAGAACCGTATTCGGCTGTGCGCTGGAGGATTCCATTCTGAAAAGGTGCGATATGTATAAGGAATACGACTGCGCCGATATGAATGGTATATATTCCCCTATCCCTAAATACGCGGTAGACATAGCCGCCGGGTACTTCATAGGCTCACCGTGCAAATACTACGTTCAGACGAATACGGTAGTCAAAAAGACTTCCGATGTTGCCGGGCGGCCTAAGATGCAGTTTGAGGACTTGCCCGATAAGAATCCGAGGGACGACGCATATTTGAACCGCTATCGTGCGATAATGCGCCGGAACCATGAGGACAAGGAGAATATGCGGCTTGCCACTTCCGCGCTGATATGCGGCACGGCATACGAACGGATATACGCTTCTAAAAGGGACGGCCTGATCGCTCCAAAGTTCAAGCCCGTGGATCCCAGAAAAGCAATGTTGTTCCACGACCAGACTATAGACCGCAATCCCACGGCTTTTATCATTCGAGAAGAATATTTTTCGCTCGTGGACAATCGGAAGTATGAGACCTATGAACTGATTACGGATGACCGCTGGACAAAGTATATATTTGACGGCAACGTTCGGGAAGAACCCGCCACAGCTTCCGAAATGGCGCTGCTTAAGACCTGCGGCATACCCATTGTAGAATACCCCATGCCAAACAGGGAGGGGTATTTTGAAAAGGTTCTTCCGTTGGTTCACGCGAGAAACGCCATTCTGAACAACGTTTCCAACACGTTTAAATATAACGATGAGGCCATTCTTCTTATGATTGGCTACATGCAGCCCGAAACCGATGAGGACGAAGAAGAACTCCACGAAAGGCTGTCCAAATTCAAAACCTTATATCTGGGCGAGGATAATAAGGTTGAATGGCTGATAAAGAATGTTGACATACAATCCATCCAAGGGTACTTCGACATTCTGACTGGCGATATATACGCCTCTTTAGGCCAGACTAACCCCACGGAAATAGCCGAAGTCTACCAGAATATTCAGGCCGTCAGATACCAGAACTACGGTATGGATAACACGATAATAGCATATGAGCGTAACTTTGAAAAAGGTCTGCTGGAGGGCAGGGCGCAGAAGATAACCGCGCTGATGAATGAGGGAACCGCCAACCACTATAACTGGGAAGTATTAGATGTGGCGTTCGCAAGGAATATTCCTTCCTCTATGACGGACGAGGCGCAATTTATGACCCAAGTCAAGGGCTCCGGGCTACTTTCAGATAAGGACATTCTTGATATGGTGTCTTTCGTGGAGGATTCCGAGGCCGCTCATCAGCGGAAGCTTGAACAGGATAAGCAGGAGGCAAACGAAATAGCGGAGGCAATGAATGTACGAGTACGGGGACGAACGGGCGAAGAGCCTGAAAAAAACAATAACGAGGGCGTTTCTGAAAACTAAGGAAACGCTCTTTTATATTGATTCCAACACAAAGGTAATCGACCAGATAAATCTTCTGTACAGAAAAATCCTGAGATTATCCGAAGAAGCGTACTTGGATATAGCCAAGAAAGCATACGCAGACCATAACGGGCCGGATAGGATACTCGAAGCGTGGGTAATAGGTATTCTGGACGATTACGACCCTGTTGTTAAATACGTTTTCACAAAAGAACTGGAAAGAAAGGGGGCAAGATTGGCTGAATCCATAATCGCAGATGCCGAGTACTCCGGCAAAGACCCCCCTACCGTCAATTATCCCCCTATAAAGCAGGATTTCACGCGGGGATTGAACTATGTGACATGGCAAACAGACCAATTCGCCATCACCATTGAAGATAAGACCGCAATAAGGGCCTTTAAGGACAACGGTTATAAAAAAATCAAGTGGCACACACAGAACGATGAAAAAGTTTGCAAAGAGTGTGAAGAACGCAACGGAAAAATTTATCCAATAGACAAAATACCGACAAAACACCCTAATTGCCGGTGCTATTTTACGCCAGAGAAGGCATAAATCCCATTTTGTCAGAGAAGACATAAATCCCAAAGGAGAAAAAATGAAAATAGACATTACCAAAATGGAAGGCTATCGGGAAGATATGACCGCCGAGGAAAAGCTTGCGCTTTATTCCTCTTATGAATTTACACCTGATTACACAGGATATGTAAAAAAAGATGTATTCGACAAAAAAGCCTCCGAGGCCGCCGAGCTGTCGAGAAACCTTAAATCCTATAAGGAGAAAGAAATGACGGACGAGCAGCGCAGAGCCGAAGCGGAAAAGGCCGCAAAGGACGCGGAGAACGAATACAAGACTAAGATTTGCAGTCTTGAAATAGGCAAGATATTTGCCGGAGCAGGGCTGAAAGAGGACGATTTCCCCGAAATACCTACATTCACGGAGACGGATAAGGCTACGGCCTTTGCGAACTCCATCGTAAAGCTTCTGTCCGCCAAGGTGATCGCGGCGGAGCAGAAAGCGAAAACTGACCTTCTGGGCGGCGGCACACCCCCTGCTTCCGGGGCAGAGGCAAATGAAGCCGCTCAACTCAAAGCGGAGTGGGCGGAAGCTGTCAAGTCGGGCAATATGCTTAAACAAGTGCAGCTTATGACCCTCGCGCAATCCAAAAAAATAGACTTAACTTAAAGGAGAAAATATCATGGCAAACGCCCCTATAATGAGTTTTGCAGTACCTAACTATTCCGGCCTGCTCTACACCAAGAGCAACACCCAGACCCCGTTTATAAACCTTATAGCGGAGCCTCAGTACACCAATCACGTTCAGTTCGCGGTAGATCAGGAGTATTCCCTTGACACTCCCTCCCAGCCTGCAATATCCGAGCAGGCATCAATGACCGCGCCTGACACCAAGAAGATAACCCGCACCCAGCATACCAACGTGACCCAGATATACCAGAGGGCTTGCGAGATTTCCTATGCCAAGGAATCTAACATGGGTACTATGAGCGGTATCAACATAGCCGGTCAGCAGGCGAACCCCGGCGACGAGTGGAACTGGCAGATTTCCCGCCAGATGCTCAATATCGCCAACGATATAGAGTTCACTTCATTGCAGGGCGAGTATAACGCCGCTACCACCGATGCTACCATCAACAAGTCCCGTGGTATTCTTACCGCGCTGACCACCAACGTCATAGACGCGAAGGGCTCAGGTTCTACCGCTGTCGCGCTGACCAAGGCTATGATAAAGTCACTGGTCAAGTCCATCTTTGACAACGGCGGCGACGTGAACGGCATGATACTGATGTGCAATTCCTTCCAGAAGGCGGCTATTTCCGCGCTGTATGAGGGTTCCATGCAGATGCCGGATTCCCGCATGGAGGCTGGTGTGAACGTGACCCGCCTTATCACCGACTTCGGCGATGTAGGCATAGTTCTTTCCCGCGCCATGCCCAAAGACCAGATACTTCTTTTCCGTCGTGATGTAGTGCATCTTGTAGAGCAGCCCACCCCCGGCAAGGGCAACTTCTTCTTTGAGGAACTGGCTAAGAACGGCGCGGGCAAGAAGGGCGAGATATTCGGCCAGGTAGGTCTGAACTACGGCCCCGAATGGCTCCACGGCAAGATAACCAACCTCACCACTGAATAACCATGAAATTCTATCAGGGGAACAAAACGAGTATCCCCTTTGATGTGAAGGAAGATAAGGCCATAGCACAGTTTGTGCGTGGCCTTTTTGAGACTTCCAACGAAGCGACGATAAGAAAGCTTATCGCCCTGGGATACGAACACGAAGGAGAGTTTAAGGAAGAAGAACCCAAGCGGCGGGGCCGCCCCAAGAAGGAGGAATAAATGAATGAGGTAATGGTAAACAACGTAAAGCTTCAAACGGGTGCGCCGGACGGCGTTATCCTGATGTTTTTGGAGCGGTATACCGCAATAGCGTGTGCCATTACCCGCTACAAGGAGCCTCCGAAGTGGTTAGAGCCCTATATAGAGGACGCGGCGGTAAAGGCGATAGGGAAGATGGGCGCAGAAGCCTTTAATTCCCAGTCTGCGGCGGGAGTGTCCACTAACTATATAGATATTACCGAGAACCTTAAACAGACTTTAAAAGGCAAAATGAACCCGTTAGGAGCGGTATATGAGAGCGAAGGATAAGAAGGACGTTTATGTGCTTGCCCCCATTAAGGAGACGGTGAACGGGCAGACAGTTGTTTCGGAGTGGGCCTTAGTCAGACGGTATAAACTTGTGGCTAACTCTGCCGGAAGCGCAGAGGATATAGCCATGTACGGCGAACGTATCAAGGAATATATCAAAATCTGCAAAGACCCCTCCGACGGGCCTGTTCAGATAGTCGAGGGTGACGGAATCTGCTTGAACGACCCGCAGGAAACGCCGAGCTATATTGTGGAATCCGTCAATTCCGCCCGTGGGTTCTCGACATATACGGCAAAGAAGTATGTTTAACGCCAAAGTTAAAGTCATAAAGAGGTTTGAAAGGCCGGATATTCAGTCTGCCATCCGAAAAGGGACGGAGAGCGGCGGTAAGGAAATGGCGGATATAGCGATTTCTATGGTTCGCGTTGATTCGGGAGAACTGAAAAACTCGATAGAGTTTACCATTTTCGATGAGAAAACCGGAACCGTAAAGGGAAAGGTGCATACCGCAGCTATCCCGCAGGCTATGACGCTAGAATACGGTACGGGTATTTATAACGAGTTGGGTTCTTCGGCAAAAATCCCGTGGTATGTCCATGAGAGCATGGCAGACCTGAGCAAGTACAACTTTGAGACCGTCCTAAGCAAGAAGGGACTGTTCTACAAAGTTTATGGCGCACACCCTCACCCCTATATGAAGCCCGCCTTTGACGCGGCAAAGGATTTTGTTGTTCAGTCCGTGGCGGACGAGATAAGGAAACTGCTATGACGAATATCTATAAGGACGCTCAGAAGTATCTTAACAAAAAACTTAAAGTTGAGGTTCAGCCGGAATCTGACGAAACCCCCGAAAGGTATCCTATCGTGACATTGAACATCACACAGGAGACATCGGTAAAATCCTTAGAGGGCGAAGCACTTCCCGCCACCTCAATAAGATGTGGTGTGTGGGGCGAGACCTACATAAGCACCAAGGGATTTACAGGCGTTCTCGATTTGGCTGACAAACTCCACGCCGCAATGCTGGAAAAACACTATATCAAGACACGCTCGACAGAGCCATACCGCGACGCAAACGGGAAATGGCACGTCAACGTAGTCTATTTCAAGAAAACAAAAACGTTCTAAAGGAGAGAAAATATGGCACAGTATCAGGCTTCCGTAGGCCAGCGCGTATTTTATGATACCGCTTACACTATGGCAAACAAGACCGAGATAGCCGGTCTTACCCAAACCCCCGATAAGGGCGGTTCGCCCTCCGAGGTTTCCGTAAACATTATATCTGAATATTTCGTGCGTAACCTTGCCGGTCAGCAGGAAATGCCCGTATTCGAGTATTCCTTTGTTCCCGACTTCACCGCCGAGACCGGCAATATGGCGAAGATGGGACTTCTGGTTGGTGATGTTATCTGGATTTACGAAGAGTACGAAATCCCTTCCGATGCTACCAAGCTCGGCACCGGTATTCTTTACAAGGGCAAGGTCGTATCCATGTACGCGGGCGGACAGCAGGCGAACAACGCCCAGACGGGCGCATTCTCCGTCAACCTTGTCGGCGATTCCGTGTATATCGCATTCCAGGGCGAAACGACTTCCTATGTTGACCTGTTCAACGGCGAATCCGTAACTACCCCCGTATAAAGGAGAACAACATGAATATCGGTGAATTTGAACTTAAAGCCTCCTGCAAGGCTTATTGCGACCTCAAACAGAAAATAGGCGCTCCTAATCTCAAAGTAAAGTTCCTCACCGCCTACGAGCAGGGCGATTTGGATTTCTTTGCAGATGTGGTAATGTCGTTTGCAAACCCCAAACCTAAGAGCAAGCAGGCCGTGTTCGATGAGTTTGATAAGCTCATGGAGCAGGGTACTTACATGGAGGATATCTATACCGAACTGGTGAACTTCGCTTACGGTATGGGTTTTTTCGGTCGTGTAGACCTGAAAGGGCAGAGCATTCAGGACTATATGAGAGAGCCCTTAAACAAGTTGGATATGTCGGCGGCAATGACCGAGGCGATAACGGCGGCGGCGGCGGACGTGGCAAAGAGCGTCGTTCGCTAAGAGAGCAGTTCGAGGACGTTAAGAAAAACATTGAAAAGGATTTCACCGATATAATCTACGATTTGCTCAAACGTGCAAGCATGGCGGGAATGCTCCCAAACCAGTTTTGGGAGCATGAACCCGCCGATATTGTAGACTATATCGAAGCCCGCGAGGAAAACCAATGCAGGGAAATGTACTATTCAAGCGTGCTGGTATCAAGGTTTATTGCCACCAACATAAGCAATATGTTCTCCAAGTCCAAGCACGATTTGCCGAAGTACGAAGAACTGTTTGTTCCTGCGTCGTGGGAGCGGAGCCTTGACAACAGAATAGACGAAATAAGAAATAAATTCGGAGGATATGTCCGTGGTCGTTGAAGAATTACAAATTTTAGTCGGTTGTGATGCTTCAACCGCCGAGAAGGTCTTGACCGAACTGGAAACCAGACTTAACCGATTTGTAAAGCAGTCGGCAAGCAGTATGCAGAACGCGAAGGCCATACGCGCACAGGCCACAGCGGAAAGGGAAGCACTCAAAACCGAGGCCGTAAGGGTGAAGTACGCGGCTCAAATGGAAGAAGCCAATGCGCGGTTGGCTATTGCAAAACAAAGGCTTTCAAAAGCCAATAAAGCGGCGGAAGAGACGGCAAAAAAAGAAGCTGCTGCACGAGCTGACGAAATACGTTGGGCGAAGCTGGCCGCCGATGCCGCCGAGGAAACGGCGGCAAGGATACGCGCCGCCGCAGAGGATGAAGCGCAAGCCCGTGCTGATGCAAACGAGGAATACGCCAAGCGTCGCGCTCTTTGGGAAGATAATGGTGGTAAGAGTATTGCACAGGCATTCAGGGAAAAAGATAAAAACTGGATTCCAAGTATTGATGAAGCCATTCAAAAAATGCAACAAATACAAGGCGAGACGGAAGGGGCCGGCAGTAAGTTCGATGCATTCAGGGAAAAGGTCGGGACAATCAAAGAGAAGTTTGGCGAGACCGTCACGGCTTTTGGAGGGATAAAAGCAAAAGTCGGAGCTGTCGTATCGAAAATAGGCGGAGCTGTAAAGAAAGTATTCGGCAAGGCTGTAGATGCGGTTAAAACCAAAGTAAAAGATATTACTTCTGGTTTCTCTAAAATGGGAAAGGCTGTGACAAAGATACTGTCGCGTATGATTATATGGCGAAGTATCAATGCCTTAATCATGGGAACTACCGAAGGTATGAATAATATGGTGCAGGCCAGTAGTAAGGCCAACGCCGCCATGTCCCAGCTGCAAAGCGGTTTTACTTATGTCAAAAACAGTATAGCGGCTATGCTGCTTCCTGCTCTGCAATCCATACTTCCGGTAATAAACAAGATAATACAGGCGGTAGCCGGTTTGTTTAATATGCTGGGCGCACTGTTCGCAAAATTCAGAGGCGATTCCACCTTTACAAAGGCGGTATATGTGCAGCAGGATTACGCAAAATCCCTTAATAAATCCAACAAAGCCGCAAAAGATCTGAAAGGCACTCTTGCGGGATTCGACCAGATCAACCTTATTCAGCAGCAGAAAGACAGCGGCGGAACAGGAGGCGCGGATACTTCCGGCATGTTCAAGGAAACATCTGTTGAGAGTATGCTTCCGACCGATGTTTCCAAATGGATGGATAAACTTAAAGCCGCCATAAAAGCCGGAGACTGGAAAGGTGTAGGTACAGTCATTGCACAAGGCTTAAATACCGCAGTAAGCCAGCTCAACGGTTGGATAGATAAGCTCCGACCTAAGATAATGAAAACCGTTCAGAATATCGTAGAAGCGGTAAACGGCTTTATAGAGAACTTCAACTTCCGTAAGCTCGGCAATACCCTCGCCAACGGGTTTAACCTTGCTATGAAGGTTGTTGCAAAGTGGCTCAAAGGTATCAAATGGAGCGACCTCGGAAAAGGCATAGGCGATTTTATCAATGGCTTTGTGGAAGATTGGGATGCAACCGCGACCGCTGATGTTATAGAGGCGAAGATAGGCAGTGTTCTTGATTTTCTGACAGGTATTATAGAAACAACGAACTGGAACGAGGTAAGCTCGAAGTTGCAGGAAATGCTTGAAAATATTGATTGGGAATCAATAGCGGAGAAAGCGTGGCGGCTCCTAATCGCAGCACTAAAGGCGAAGCAGAAGATATTCTACGGCATAAATAAAGGTCTTGGGCAGTCCAATGAAAAGATGGATATACTTAATGACGGCAAACACGACAAGATACAGTTGGGCGGTACAGTATCCTTAGAAACAAAGGATGATGAAACAAAAAACCTTATAAATTGGTGGGAAAAAACGAATGCCGACCAATGGAAAACTCTGCGTGTGGATACCGCAATAAGCCAGAAAAATTCAACAGGAGACTGGGACAAAACCGTTGAATGGTGGAAAAACCTTAAACCCGAAAACGAGAAACAAATACGCCTTAACACCGAGGGAGCAACCCTTAGTTTAGATAACCTCCGCGAAGAATGGAACAGCTTCAAGGAGTGGTGGGAGAATACTGGTATCGCCAAGTGGTTCGAGGAAAAGGTTCAGCCGTGGTTGACTAAAGAAAAGTGGGCAGAAGCCGGTGAAGGCATGAAAGAAGGCATCGGAGAGAAATGGGAGGCCGTCGTTGAATGGTGGAACACTTTAGGCATTGTGAAATGGTTCCGTGAGAACGTTGAGCCGTGGTTTACAAAAGAAAAGTGGACTTCTGCTATGGACGGAGTTGAGCTCGCGTTTAAGGACGTGTTCAAGAAAGCCATTAACGCTGCTATATCGCTGATGAACAAGCTCATCAACTGGGTAAATGAGAAGATGCACATTACCATTGATCCTCTTGTTATTGGCGGCAAAACGATATTCGCGGGCGTAGACAAACAATTATTTACCCTTAAAACTATCCCCTTGCTGGCGCAGGGCGGCCTTGCTTACGGCGATACCCTCGCAAGGGTGGGCGAATACGCCAACGCCAAGAACAATCCCGAAGTCATAGCCCCCCTTGATAAGCTGCAATCCATAATGGGCGGGCTGAACGATAAGGATACCCAAACCATCATAGCCCTGCTCAAGAGAATAGCGGATAAGGACGTGGAGATAGCACTGTATCCCTCTGCGAAGCTGGGCAGGATAGTCAATCAATCGGTCAATATGAACAATATTGCCATAGGTAACGTGTGATGTATAGATATGATATAGGCTTAAAGGTGGGGAGCTATACGCTCCCCGACCCCTCTAAACTGAATATGACACTCGCTGACCTCGACACGGAGGCTGAAAGAGACGCTTCCGGCACACTCAACCGAACAATGGTAGCGCAGAAGCTGACCGTTGAATTGTCGTGGGACGTGCTGACATGGGAACTGTGCTCGGCGATATTACAAGCAGTCGATTCCGACAGCTTTTCTTTCACCTGTCCGAACCCTAAGACCCTTGCGGGTAACTATTCCGGCACGTTTTATGTAGGCGACAGGAAAGAAGAAATTATCTGGTTCCCCGAAGGTGATAAGAACAAGGCGTATATTTCCTTGAGCATGACGGTAATAGAGTATTGACACTTCCCCCTAAAGGCGTAATAATGAAATTACATATCTTTAGGGGGTTTTGTTATGAAAATAATAGCTCTTAAATGCCCGAACTGTAATGCCGATATAGAGTTAGATCAGGATAGGGAATTTGGTTTCTGTAATTATTGCGGAACCAAGATAATGATCGCCGATGCCGTACAGAAAGTGAGCGGAACGGTAAATATAAATCGCTCGTCCGAAATCAATAACATTCTCAAAAGAGCGAAAGACTACGAAGAACGGCAAATGCTTGATGACGCCGAAAAATATTACGACCGTGCTCTTGATATTGACATGGACAATCAGGAGGCACAAGAGGGCTTGGAACGTGTAAAAACAACGATACTCGAACCCAATGTGATAATAGAACGCCCGGAGTTGGAAGGTTCATACGCCGAACAAATTGTAGTCAGCGAGGACGGTGAAGAAGTGTGTCGGCTCGGTTTGGGCGAACGCAGTTTTATAGAATGCCCGGTAGGCAGGCACGTGTTTGACATAAGAACGAGGAATGAAGCCATTAAAGCAAGAATAACCATAAAAGACAGGCGGGATAGCGCGAAAATTTCTCTCTGGTTCCAGCGCGGGTATGGACTGTACGGACACGCAGAGGGTTCCGCAAAGATAATAACCAACGGCGCAGATGCCATTCCGGCGGAAACTGAAACGACAAAGAACACGCCGACAGGCGGCGGCGAATTTAATGTATATCTGGGCGGTAAACCTAAGAAGAGCGGTTGCCTGACCAAAATTCTAATCGCATTCGGCATATTGCTTTTACTCGGAATTATCGGCTCATTAAGATAAATACTCCGTGACACCTTCGGGTGTCTTTTTTATTGGAGGCAAAATGTACACAGTAAGCACAGGCTTTCGTAACGCCGTAATGTCGGGCAAGCCCCAAAAGCTAAAGCTGACATTCGGCGAAAATCAGATAGCGGAACAAAACCTCTCTATCTCCGGCTTGACCTATTCAAGCATGGCTTTTGAGGACGAAGAACTGACGATAGGCGCGGCCTGTTCCGCAGAACTGGGGGTAGAACTCCTTAACTTTGACGGGGGGCTGTCCTCTTTTAACTTTGACGGCACGGAGTTCACCGCCTCGATAGGCGTACTCGTGGGGGAAGAATACGAATATGTTCCTCTGGGCGTGTTTATCTCCGAAAAGCCCGACAAACTTAAACCTAAAAAAATAAGCATCACCGCCCATGACAGAATGGTAAAGTTCGATGTGAGCGCAGATGCTTTTCTTAATTCTCTTTCGTACCCGACTACACTAAAAAATATTTTTACATCGCTTTGCGCTCATGTCGGCGTACCTGCTTCAATAGCAGACTTCCCCAATTCGGGGAAAACCTTTGATTCGCCGCTGTTCAGGACGCAAGATGTTCTCTGCCGGGAAGTTCTTCAATGGATAGCCGAGGCGGCGTGTTCCTTTGCCCGCATATCCCGAAGCGGAGTATGTGAACTGGCGTGGTTCACCGATGCCGATGTCACCTTTAATAAGACCGCCAATTCTGCGGACTATTATAACGCCGTGGTATCGGAGTATCAGGTAGCCAAGATAGACAAATTACAAGTAGCCGCTTCCGAAAAGGATATAGGCGTAATAGTCGGCACGGGGACGAACGCTTATCAAATAATAGACTGCCCTATGCTGTATGGCTATACCGATGCACAGATAAGACCTTATGCACAGGTTATCTATAACCGCTTAAACTCCTTTGCGGCGTTTACGCCTGTCGAGCTGGACGCAAAGGGCGATTGGTCTTTGGAAGCGGGCGACATGATAAAGGTAGTCACGGACGATGGGACTTATACCTTCCCCATTTACCGCATGGACTTGACCTTTAAGGGCAGGGCAAGGATACAGTACATAAGCTCCGGCTCCCCTCTGCGCCCCGCCATAAGCGCGGAGAACCGCCGGACGCTCATAGCCGGACGCGCAGCCCATGAAATAGAAATGACCGTTGAGGGCATGAAGCAGACGGTCACACGGGTAGCTTTCCTGACCCCTGTTGAATCCGACACCGACCCCTCTTTAGGGTGGGACGATGACCAGAAAACCGCGAATACGGGGTATCAATGGTACAACGATGGCAAGATAAAGGTATGGACGGGTTCCGCGTGGCAGACGGTCATCTCCCCTAAATACAACCAGACCGCCACGCCTACGGGCGCAAAGGAGGGCGAATACTGGTACAATCCCTCGACAAAGGAAATAAAGCGTTACACTGGCTCGGCGTGGGTGGTAGATAACACCGTATGTATGCCTACCACATGGACGCAGAATATGCAGACACAGCTTGAAATAACCGCCGAGGGATTGTCGAGCACCGTCACCAAGGACAATATTATTTCCACCATAAATCAAAGCTCGGAAGCGGTATCAATAAGCGCGTCAAAGATAAACCTTAACGGCGTTGTCACGGCGAACAACAACTTCAAGATAGATACAAACGGTAAAATGACGTGCGTAAACGCCACCATAAGCGGCACAGTGACCACCGGCAACCTTAATGCATCAGGCGGTACGATTGCCGGATTTACCATAAACGGAAACAATCTTACGGGTAACGGCGTCACCTTGTATGGCAATACATACGGAAAACTGACCTTGGGAGCCGTGGATATAGAGGGATATACCGGGCTATCAGTGAAAGGTAATCTATATGCTGAAGGTAACTTAACGACTGATAACAGATTCTTTATGACATCCCCACCAAGCGCAAGCGGCAGTGCCAATACTCGATTAGTTTCATATTCGGGTGGCGGTGGATACTCTTTAGGTATGGTTTCATCTTCCATACGATATAAAAAGGAGATACACGATATCAGGGAGTATGACAGCGTAAGTGACAGAATAGACCGTGTGAGAGCGGTCACATATACTCCTAAAAGCGGCTTAGACAAAGGCCGCTATTTTTACGGCTTTATCGCCGAGGAGCTTGAAACGGAATTTCCGTGGCTGGTAGATTACCAAACTGACAAAGGAACGCGGGAGGTAATAGCTGAATCGGTGGAATACGACCGCGTTCCGGCTATTCTGTGGGCTGACGCACAGGCTACACATAGCCTGCTTAGACAACTTGACGAAAGGATAAAGAGGTTAGAACAATGACAGACGAACAGAAAGCCGTTATACAAGCGATAATACACACACTTAATACTTCTATACCCGTTGTAGCGAAAGCGGACTTAGACGCGAAATTAGGCTGTATTCTGGCCTTAGAAAAACTTGCGGAGGACGAACAATGCACAGAATAACGGTTGACGGAAAGTATCTTCTCACTACCCCTATACAGTCCCTTGTTATCGAGGGTGAAAGTCTGGCGGATACCGTCACTATCAGCATACCCTTAGATGCCCGTGACGTAGACCTTGCCGCCGCAGGGTTCACCATAAAGGCGTATTGGCCCATGGACGGCACGGAAGCAAGGTATGTGCTGTATAAAGATGTGGGGGAAGATATAACCCTTACATGGCATATCACGCCGCTGTTTACGGGCAAGCGGGGAATGATGAACCTCACACTTTTAGCCACTCTGGCGAACGATGAGAAGAACATCATAGCCAAGTGGACGGGAACGCGGCCCATCGAGATAATAGCCGACCTTCCCGGTTCCAACCTTCCTACCCCCAGTGTGGCGGAACAGCTTCTTGCCGAGGTGCAGGACTTAGTATCCCAAGCGTTAGGCGCGACAGGCCCCACAGGCCCCACAGGCCCCACAGGCCCGCAGGGTGAAAAGGGTGAAATAGGCCCCACAGGCCTCCAAGGCCCGCAGGGTGTACAAGGCCCCGCAGGAATACAAGGCCCCAAGGGCGAACAGGGTATACAAGGCTTGCAAGGCCCCCGTGGTGAGCAAGGCCCTACCGGCCCGCAAGGCCCGGAGGGCAAGAAAGGCTTGCAGGGCGACGCTGGCCCCGTCGGCCCCCAGGGCCCCGAAGGCAAGAAAGGCGATAAAGGCGACACGGGAGCCGCAGGAGAAACGGGCCCCGCTGGCCCCAAAGGTGAACAGGGTATCCAAGGGCCTAAAGGCGACCCCGGAGACAAGGGAGACACGGGCCCCAAGGGGGATACGGGAGCCACAGGCGAACGAGGCCCCGCAGGAGCGCACTATACGCCCTCTGTGACCGCTGACGGCGATTTATCGTGGAGTAATAACGGCGGGCTGGAAAACCCCGCCACAGTCAATATAAGGGGGCCACAGGGCGCACAGGGAGCCAAAGGCGACACGGGCGAAGGATTTGCCGTGTTGGGCTATTACGCTTCTCTCTCCGCATTACAAGCCGGGGTATCTAACCCCTCCGCTGGTGACGCTTACGGCGTGGGCGCGGGCGAACCGTATGATATATATATCTGGGACGGCGTAAATTCCAAGTGGGTAAACAACGGCCCCTTGCAGGGCGCAAAAGGTGAGCAAGGCCCCACTGGCCCTAAAGGCGATACGGGCCCCAAGGGCGACCCCGGCGCGAAGGGTGACACGGGGGCAAGGGGAGAACAAGGCCCCACGGGCGAAGCCGCCGGATTCGGCACACCTACCGCCACGGCGACTACCCTTGACGCGGGAACCCCCGCTACTGTAGAGGTGACAGCTTCCGGCGCAGATACCGCAAAGGTATTTGCCTTTAAGTTCGGCGTCCCCAAGGGCGAAAAGGGCGCGACTGGTGAACAGGGCGCAAAGGGAGATCAGGGAGCGAAAGGAGACGCTGGAGCAAAGGGCGACACCGGCCCGTACTTTACCCCCTCGGTATCCGCCGAGGGAATACTCTCATGGAGCAACAACGGCGGCCTCGCTAATCCCCCCGACGCCAACATAAAAGGCCCGCAGGGTGAACAGGGCCTCACGGGAGAGCGCGGCCCCGCCGGAGAGCAAGGCCCGCAGGGCATACAAGGCGAGCAGGGCATACAAGGCGAACAAGGCATACAAGGAGAGCAGGGAGCCAAGGGTGACCCCGGAGCAAAGGGCGACCCCGGCGCAAAAGGCGACCCCGGCACAGCCGCCGGATTTGGCACACCTACTGCCACGGCAAACACCCTCACCGCCGGAGCCGCCGCCACCGTAAAGGTAACGGCAAGCGGCGCGGACACCGCAAAGGTATTTAATTTTGAGTTCGGTATCCCGCAGGGCGAAAAAGGCGCGACAGGCGAAAAAGGCGCGAAGGGCGACCCCGGCGCGAAGGGCGAAACGGGTGAGCAAGGCCCGCAGGGTATCCAAGGCCCCAAGGGCGCGGACGGCCCCAAGGGCGACACCGGGCCGTATTTTACCCCCGCCGTCTCTGCTGAGGGCATAATCTCATGGAGTAATAACGGCGGACTGGATAACCCCGCAAGCGCCAGCATCAAAGGCCCGCAGGGGGCAAAGGGCGACACGGGAGCGAAAGGCGACCCCGGCGCACAGGGCGAACAGGGCCCCGCTGGCCCTAACGAGATCACTACCGAGACGCAAACTAATTTGACCGGATTACTAAAAGGTAATGGCGCAAATGTGCAACAGGCGGAAGCTGGCACAGACTACCAAGCCCCTATTGTAGAAACAACTGCAACATTAGTGGCTACTGATTGGGTGGTTGGTGATTATAGTATAACGCAGGCTGTATCGGTAGACGGTATGAGACTGAATAAAAAAGTTATTATTAGCCCGGATATTAACAGTATGGAAGAATATCTTAGAACCGGCATATATTGCGCCAAACAGACTTACAACGCATTGACGTTTCAAAGCACCGTTACAACGCCGCCAACGAACGATTTAACTATCAATGTTTTAATAATGGGGTGATAATATGATGTATCAAGTGACTGGAACGGGTTTGCAAGCTGCACCCATCACTACAACAATACTCCCTGATAGCGGAACTGCTTTGGCCAATAATACGATTTATAATGTTGCCGTTACTGTAGGAACATACGCGTTTACGCCCCCTGCTACTGGTTGGGCACATGGTATGTTTACCACGGGTTCAAGTGCATCCGTATCCTTTGCGGGTCCATTTTTAGGCGCAGCCCCCAGCATTGAAGCATCAAAGTCTTATGAGTTTGATGTGCTGGACGGCGTATGGGCAGTACAGGAGGTTGTGAGCGCATGATAGGTATGCTACGAAGGAGGCTGATGAGTGGCGGCGGAGCTTTTGAGTTTACCTACACAGGCCAATTTACGGACAAGATAGAAGGTTCAAAGCGCGTTATCAAATTCACTTCATCTGGTACACTGAATGTTAGCGGTTCGGTTGTGGCTGTTCTTTACTTGTTGGCTGGCGGTGGTGGAGCGCAATATGACACGGGTTACGAAAATGTAATGTCGGGCGGCGGTGGCGGAAACTTAACGGTCAATGACTTTATGCTGAGCGATGGCACATATAACCTCGTGATAGGCAAAGGAGGCGGTGGGTGTGCTGGTCAGTATGTTAACAGTAAATGTAGCGGTGATGGAGGCGATACCACGGGATTCGGCTACACTTGTACTGGCGGCACAGGGGGAGGCGAAAACTTATATACTCCTTATGGCGGCACTGGCGGTAAGCCGAACGGAGGAAATGGAAGTACACCTGGAAAAGGAGTGTTAAGAGCTGTTGCAGGAGGAAAACCTAATGGTGGCTCAATTAGTAATCCAATACAAGCAAATTCTGGCGGCGATGGCTATATCACACTTACAATACCACTATAAAAAGGAGTACACTATGAAAATAATTTTATCGGGGGGGGGGCAGCCTCCGTAAAATAAAAAGCGCCTGTGCGCTATGATACCCTTGCAGTTTGCCTTACGGCGCAGGATGATTAAACAGAAAAGCGAATATAAATTATCTGTTGCAGCAGCGCAGACATTTGAATACAATTTAACGCTTACAGTTGATGGGGTGTCAGTTGTATATGGCGAAAAGTTTGTTGGCGCGAAAGTTTTTGCAATAACAAAAGAATCCGTGATTACTATAACCGGAACAGCATATGAAGGTTATGCGATTTTTGTAAAAATAAATGGTGAACAAGTGGCTGGAATGAGTCCCGGTGAGTCAACGACTTTCAGGTATGCATTTCCAAAGTCTATGATACGCAACGATATATCATTGCGTATGTACCAAACTACATACTATTTCAGGTATGCGGAATTTACAGTTTAGTAAAAAAAGGAGGTACAATGTTAAACACAAACTATGCCAAGCTGGCGGGGGAGTATCCCGAATATTTACGCCTGCCGGTTGAGTTGAAGTCGCCGCTTATAATCAACGGTGTGACACACCCCGCAGGGGCGCACCTCTCCACCAATGACGATGCGGCAATAAAGGAGCTGGGCTATAAGCCCGTGACCCGTTCCCCCATGCCCTCAAAGGAGGGCTTTTATTATACGGAGAGCTGGGAGGATAACGGCGAAGCGATAGTCCAGAGCTGGACGGAACATGAGGCGCAGGCCACCACGCAGGACTATATAGACGCGCTGGCGGAGCTGGGGGTGAATGTGAATGACGCGCAGTGAACTTATGGCGCTGGTAGCCGTGCGTAAAGCGGAAATCGAGGCGCACGAGACCGACCTTGTAGAGGTGCTGACGGCGGCGCGGGCGGGGCTTACCCCCACCCCCACGCAGGGCGCACCGTGGGACGCCGAGACCCGCTATATAGCCGGGGATACGGTAGAGGGATATGTCGCCCTCAAATACAGCCGCAACAAGCCCCCTGCCGCAAACCTCGGCACATATTGGGCGGTGCAGACCGTGACCTATCCCGCGTGGAGCGACATCGAGGACGGCACGGTGATTGAGGTAGACACCATAGTGACCTACAACGGCAAAACGTGGCAATGCACCGAGCAGCACATCAAGTCCACCGTCTACAAGCCCAAGGCGGGCAGCTCCAAATGGAGCGAATACACGGAATAAGGAGCCGCACGGCTCTTTTTTCATAATTAAAAAACAAAAACAAAGAAAGGAAAAAATCAAAATGAAGAAACTCACTTGTATCCTCGCGGTAATGCTCATGCTGTGCATTTGCACCATAGCCTACGCCGCAGACCCCGTAACTCTGGATATAACCGCGCTGGACTACCAGACCGGCAAGGCGGTATCCAAAACCTACGTCAACAATGAGCTTTTCCTACTCAAGGTTGACCTGGGCATACCCCGGTTTTTCGACCTGACCGACATGGAGCTTATAATCGAGCTGGACGGCGTAAAGCTGGACGCAAACGACATGAGATTGGAGGCTGGCACATATTACCTGAGCGGCATAGTTACCGACCAGCCCGCCGCCCTCCGTATAACCGTCAAGGATAAGGCATACGAAAACGCCACCACGGCAGAAGAACTCTACAACGCCATGCAGAAAAACAGGACTGTGAGCAAAACCTATTATTTCAACGCCGCACAGCCCGCTGAACAGCCCATCGCAAAAAATCCCGTGGTGATACCCAAGACCGGCG